CTGGATCTGAAAAATCAGATATGACACGTTCTAAGATTCTTAAGTCTATCTTTAGAATTATTATGACGCCATTGGCTGATTTAAAAATTCCATTCTTATTTACTAACCACACATACCAGACTCAAGACTTTATTTCAAGACAAGTTGCTGGTGGTGGAACTGGACCAGAATATGCAGCATCAATTGTTTTATTCTTAGGTAAAGCACAACTTAAAGAAGGTGGAGAAAAAGCTGGAATTATTGTAAATGCAAAACCAAATAAAAACAGATTTGCAAAACCACACCCTATTAAATTCCACTTACACTTTAGTGAAGGTATGAACAAATATGTAGGCCTAGAACAATATATTGACTGGGAAGATATAGGTATTACTAGAGGTAAGATTGAAAAGGGTGTTAAAACTCCAAAGGCAACAGCAAGGGGCTGGATTTGTAAACACATAGATGAGGTTGTATCAAATAAAGAATTCTTTAGTGAAAAAGTATTTACGCAAGAAATTTTAGAAAAAATCGATAAAAAAGTTTATGACTTATTTAACTATAATACAAGTACAGAGCTTAATGTTGATGAATTAATGAGCGCAACAGATGAAGATTAATGAGGATAATACTCCAATAAAGTATATTCTCGGCATAGAAAAAGATCTTCCAGGATATCCGACCGGATTTGATATTGTCTATAATGAAGTAAGAATGTGTGAGCGTAGCCCTGACAGATATAAGGGTAGCTTCACACTTCATGCTTTAAAGACATATAGATTCCCTGAAACAGAACAACCACATTTATTAGAATCTTTAAAAGACTTAAAAAACTTAGGTCTATTAGAACAAACTAATAATGAAGAAGGTAAAGAAGCATATAAAATTTTAATAAACCCATTTGAATGATAATAGTAATAGATAACTTTGTAAAGGATAGAGTACTTCTTGATAAGATCCAAAATGACTCTAATTTTTTTAATGATCCAGGTGAATATTACTGGTGGGATGGTTGGTGGAATAGTCCGACAAACTCAGTTAAAAAAGAACTTATAGAATATATTTGGGCAGAAAACTGTCCTATAAATGAAATATTTACAATAGAAGGTTTTGAGTATTGGACTGGCATTCAGTCTTCAGTAGATGATGGTTTTAATAATAAGCTTGAGCTACATATTGATAAAGATGAAGAATTAATGAAAGCTACTGGCGAATTGTCAACACCAGACATCGGCACAGTTTATTATCCGGAGCAAGACTTATTTGAAGGTGGAATGCTAGAAATTTATTCACATGGCCCAGACAAAGATCCAGAAAGAATATATGCAAGGCCTAATAGATTAGTTATTTTCGATGCTGGTAAATATTATCATAGAGTAAGTAATGTTACTAGTGGTGTTAGAAAGGCTATTGCAATTAATCTTTGGTCTACGGAACCTACCGGTAAACAAAGTGGTTCATTTAGCATAGAACCTTAAAATAATATATATGCAATTCGGACAAGATTTTGAGAAAATATTCTTTAGACTTTCTTTACAAAAGCCTAAATACCTACAAGCAATTAAAAGTGGATATTATACGTCCGAAGAGATTGATGTGCTTAGTCACTTGGCTAATAAATTCTATACTAAGTTTAATGAGACTCCAACACAAGAGCAAATTAAGCTACTAGTAAGCCACTCTAATAAAGCTAAAGATAAAGTCACTGATAATATATTGGATATGTTATTCCAAGTAGACTTAGATCAGTATGACGAAGAATGGTTAACTAGTACTGCAGAATCATGGATTAAATGGAGAACTTTCGATACGTCTCTATTTGATACTATTGAGTATATTAAAACTACACAAGTAACTCCAGAAAATGCAGACTCAGTTATACAAAAGGTTAAGGGTTTAATTAATGATAGAAATAATCTAACATTTAATTCAGATCTAGGGCTTAACTTTTTTGAGGTAGACTCACATGATCAGAAAGAATCCGAAAAGGTAAGTACCGGATATAACTTTTTAGATAGACTACTTGGAGGTGGTTATGATAAAGGTGGTAATTTAATTGTATATGCTGGTGAACAAAACATTGGTAAGTCTATTTACTTAGCAAATGATGCTGCTAACTTTGTAAAAATGGGTACAAATACTGTAGTTATTACTGCAGAAATGGCTGCTCATAAGTTTGTAAAACGTATTGGTTCTAATCTACTTAGTATTAATATTAATGACTATGCTGAAAAGGCTAAAAATAAAGAACATGTACAACGTAGACTAGAAGCAGTCGGTGATGGATTTACACCACCTGGTGAATTGTTTGTTAAACAGTTTCCAACATCACAGGCTACTGTGTTAGATATTGAAGCTTATGTTAGTCAAATAGAAGAAGAAAGACAAATTAAAGTAGGAGCTGTAGTAATTGACTATATTAACATTTTAGCTAATTATAGAAATCAAAATACAGAAAACACTTATATGAAAATTAAGCAAATTGCTGAAGACCTTCGAGCAATGGGCATACGTAATAATTGGTTAATTGTTACTGCAACTCAAATCACAAGAAATGGTTATAATTCATCCGATATTGGAATGACAGATATTGCAGAATCTGCAGGTCTTTCACATACAGCAGATGTTATGTTAGGTATTATTCAAGATGATTTAATGAGAGCTAACGCAGAATATTGGCTTAAATTATTAAAGATTAGAGATGGTGAAGGTAAAGGAACTAAGTGTAAATTAGACATTGATTGGAATTATATGCGTTTAATAGAAACGGATGATATAACTAACTCAAATCTACATAGCATATAATAAAAATAAAAACATGGCAAAAAACGATAAAATATTTAATAATAATTTTGATTCTCCAGACTTTGAATTAAATGGCACTATAAAATTTGACTTAGATCCATCATTAGACGATGGCTTACATGAAGAAGAACGAATTCATTTTGAAATGATAGCAAGATGGATCCATGAATTAATTGAAGGCTCTAGGTTTAGTAAATTTAATAAAGTAGATGATTTAGGCAGATGTACTAAATTAAAGAAAGCAGATATTAATGAAGTTTACGGATTTATAGTAGATGAAATGGTTGCTAAATACAGTAGAATAGATTTATTTAGTGAGCTTTGTGTTTATTTTGATATTAAAGCAGATAAGTTCTATAGCTCATTATCAAATGTTTATAAAGAAGATCTTATTCAAGAGCTTGATATACGTACTGGAATATTAGATAGAAAAAATATTAAAAAATTATTTTAGAATGATTGAATCTAAAACTATTAAAGCTGGTGCAAATAGGGTTTGGGTATTAGGAGATTTACATTTTGGAGTTAGAGCTAATTCAGTAGAATGGCTTAATATTCAAAAAGAATTCTTTGAAAAAGTATTTATACCAACATTAAAAAAGCACGTAAAACCTGGAGATGTCTTAGTTCAAGTAGGAGATACTTTTGATAATAGACAATCTATTAATATTAAGGTTTTAAATTATGCTGTAAATCTTTTTGAAAGGCTGGGTAAAATACTTCCAGTTCATATTATCTGTGGTAACCACGATATATGGGCTAAGAAAAGTAATGAGATTACTTCTATTGATAGTCTTAAGTGGATCCCAAATGTACAGATCTATAAAGAGCCTAAATTAATGAAATGGTCTAATCGTAATATTTTGATGATGCCATGGAGAAGAGACGCAGAACATGAAGCTGAAACTTTAGCAGACTTTCCAACAGCAGATATAGTATTTTGTCATTCTGAAGTAAGAGGTATTTACCTTAATGCTAAGGTTAAGAATGAACATGGTACTGACTCTAATATTTATGATAAGTATACAAGAGTTTATAGTGGACATATTCACTTTAGACAAGAACGTGGTAAATTATTAATGGTTGGAGTTCCTTATCAATTAACTAGATCAGACTCTAATAATGCAAAGGGATTTGATCTTGTCGACTTAGAGGACATGTCAGAGACCTTCTTTGAAAACCATATATCACCTAAGTTTTTAAAATATAATGTCACACAGCTATTTGATATCACATTAGGATCGTTTAAATCACAGATAGAAAATAATTTTGTAGATCTCTATGTACCTAGTCAAATAGCAACATCAAATGCTCTTTCAAAGCTTATTAATAAAATTCAACATATTAGTAGAAAGCTAGAACCTAATATTTACCAAGAGGATAATTATATTGATAAAGATTTTCACGACATAGACGAGATAGAAGAAATGTATAAGAATTACAATATTCTTAATCTTTGTAATATGTATGTTGATGGTATTGGCGATGATGATGAAATGAAACAAAAGGTTAAGGCTAAGTTACAACAACTATACACATTATGTGCATATAATTATGATACCGACAAATGAGAATAGATTATATTGAATTTAAGAACTTTGCATCTTACGGAAATAAAGTACAACGTTTAGAATTTGACCAAGATCAATCCGAGTTGTTTTTAACATTAGGTAAGAATGGTGATGGTAAAACCACTATTGCAAATGCAATTATTTATGGGTTATATGGAAAGGTAGAAGGTGTAAAGCTTTCTGACCTGCCGAATAGGATTAATAAAGATCTACTTGTAAAAATAGGTATTCAATGTGGTACTATGAAAATCGATATTGAAAGAGGACTTATGCCAAATAAGTTTTCTGTTATGATTAATGGTATTGAATTTGATAAGGCTGGTAAAAAATCGGTACAAGACTATTTAGAAGAAGAGGTTTTTGGAATTCCATACCATGTATTTAAAAATATTATTATTCTGTCAATTAATGATTTTAAATCTTTTTTAACTATGAACAATAGTGATAAAAGACAAATTATTGATAGGATGTTTGGGTTCTCTATTCTTAATGATATGCAAAAGCAAATCAAAGAAGAGCGCAAGCAAGTCAAAATGGATATTGACACTTATGAATCTGAACTTAGCCAGCTTTTAGAATCTATTAAATCAGTTCGCGGTAAACTAAATACACTCTTAGAAGAATCTAATACAGCTAATAAATCTAAGATCGAAGAATTAAAAGAGGGTTTATTATCATTAAAGAGTACTGTTGAAAAGTTAGATGTAGAAAGAAAGAGCCATGAGGGTGAGATGAATAAATTTAATTCACAATATAATGATAAACATTCTGATGCTAAAGATATTAAAAGAGAAATAGATTACTTAAAGAAAAAGTTAGCTCTATATGAAAGTGGTCACTGTCCAACATGTGAAACTAAACTGGATTCAGAATGGCATACAAATCAAAAGTGTGAGTTTGAAGAAAATATTAAAACTAACATGGATAGTATTAAATCATTTAAAGTTGAGATGGATGCTTTATCAGAAAAAGTAACTGATGCAAGAGAATCAAAACTAGAATTAGAGGGACAAATCAGAGAGCATAAGATTAATATGGGCCAATTAAAGGCAGAACTATTAAAACTTAAAAATACACCTGATGATAAAAACTTTGACCACTTAAAAACTTTAATTACAGAGTTTGAAGATAAAGAATCTACTAAATCAAATGAGAAGGATAATCTAAATGCTGATTATAATTTTATGGAAATTGTAGAACAAGTATTAGGTGAAGATGGAGTTAAGAATCTTGCAGTTAAAACTATTCTACCAGGACTTAATGCTAATATTGCTGCCATGGCCTCAACGATGCATTTACAATTCCATATTAGATTTGATGAAAAGTTTGACTGTATTATTAATCACTTAGGTGAAGATATTAATCCACTTACTCTTTCTACTGGTGAACGTAAGAAAGCAGATTTTATTATTATCATTGCAATTATTAAAATACTAAAGTTAAGATTTCCACAACTTAATCTTTTATTTTTAGATGAGCTCTTATCTTCAGTAGATCACGATGGCGTTTACAATATATTAAAGATATTAAATCAAGTTATCAAAGAAAACAAGATAAATACATTTGTAATTAATCATACGGTACTACCGCATGAGATTTTTGATAAGAAAATACAAATATATCGTGAGAATGGTTTCTCTAAATTCAGTATTGAAAATATAGAGTAATATGTTCTATGATATATATAAAAAACAAGGACTTCTAAAGAATGGCAAGTTATAATCTTAAATTTAATAAAGACGATAGTGTTGTAAGACATGTTGTTGTTGGCCTTCTAGCTGATCTAAATTCAAAACTAAGTTTTTGGAGACAGATTAACCAGGATGAAAGGGTAATAGTAGACGTCCCATTTTATTATGCAATTGCTGGCGATGAAAACTTTATGAGAGATAACTTTCTATTTAGTACATTAAATGGTGAAAATTGTGACCCGGATCCAATAAAGGCAGATGGTAACTATGATAGAGTACCAAGAGGTATTGTTAATCTAACTAGTATTGCAATAGATCCATCTAAGTTAGTTAATAAAAGAAACTTAGGTCAATATAATATGATTACACCAAATGGTGAATTTAAAGGTTTTGTGGCAGAGTTTGAAATGATTCCAGTTAATCTAGGTGTTGATATTGAAATTATACTATCTAGTCAATTAGATATGTTTAAGGTTACTGAGGCTATTATTAAAAAAATGTATAAGGCTAATTTCTATAATGTAGATGCTGGACACTTAGACGAGGGTACATATAGAATCTCTTCTGAGTATATGATGCCAGAAGATTATACACAAGAAAGACCTGTAGAATATGGATTTGATGACAAACAAAATCATAAAGTAACTTTTAGCTTAGAAATAAATTCATTTATACCTTCATTTGATTTTGAAGAAGATATTTATACTAAGTTTATTAGAAGGGACTATAGCGATAATAGTGCAATCACTTCTAATTATGGTGATCCAAATAAATATATTTCAGGTATAGTAATCCCTGACACAGACCCGGGATCTGGTGAAGAACCAACATCACCCGGAACTGGTAATTTATATTATGATGCTGATGGAAGTGTTTGGCAATGGGATGGCGAAGATACATGGGTTCAAACTGCAACAAATTATACACCAACTGAAGAAGATCTACCAGGATTATATGAAGAAAGCGTTAGTTTAATTAGAACTAGCAGAAGAAGACCTAATGATAATAGAATATTTACTATGGGTAATTCTAAGGTAAATAAACCGGGTACGACAGAGGATGATAAAACATTACTTGGCGATGATTATAACGTTACCGGTAGAGAACTTCCATTTAATGAATAAAAAACAAGATATATAAAAAAATAAAAAATCTTAATTAAGATGGCAAAACTAAATAAAAACATAATCTCACCAGTATTAAAACATAACCACGGTTTTGTTTTTCATGCGTCTGGGCAAGATTTTAAAATGACTGGAAATGTCGTAGAAGGTTTTAATAATACTTCTAATGAATTTAAAACACTAGTCAATGCATTAAACCTTTTTACTATTAATGAAAGTGGAATTGAGTTCTATTATGATTTTAATTCTAAATCTAAAGTTAGTAAAATAAATGAAAATGCAACTTCTAACTATGATATGTTGTTAGAATTAACTAATAAATTAGAGTTCTTAAATGAATCTAAATCAACACAAAGTAAAAGTGGTGCTAATAAGGCAGTAACTGAACTTAAAAAAGAAATAAAATTAGTAGAATCTAGTATACAAGAAATTAAAAGAGGTCCATTAGCAATACATTTTAAATATGATGCTAATGAGAATAAATTCTTTGCTAATGCTACTGAGATCCTTTCAGAAAATGTTACCGAGCATGTATTTGCTGCAGGCCAAATTAGATATGAAGATAAATCTCTTTTTGAAACTTTTAGTTTTGCAGGTAAAAACTTTGAAAGCTATAAAGTTTTAGAATTTATTACAGAGTCTATTGACAAGAATGTAAAAATGTTAACAATGAGAGCAGATAATAATATTTTTGTTTGCAGAATTAACGAGACTACACAAATTGTTAAGTTTCAAAAAATGTTAGCAGATGCTGCAATTGAATATGTTGCAGAAGAAACGGGTTCCGATATTACATTTATGGTTGAAGATATTCTTGAATCGTTTAAAGAGAGGCGAGCTGAAAAGAATGCTAAAATTCAAACAATGTTTGAGATGATTGCATTTTTAAAAGATCAAAAAGGAAGGCTAGATGAAGCAGATAGAAATATTCCAGAAATCAAAGCTGCAGATACTTTATTAAATTCTGAAATCGATAGAATCCAAGAAGAAATAAATAGTCTACAATCAGAATCTGTTTTAAATAGAAGTGATGGTTATGTTACAGCTACTATTAAATCTAAAACTGAAGGACTTAATCAAGATGCTGAAGTTAAGGTTGATGCACTAGAATATACATCAGCTGCAAAGGATGATATTTTAACAGTATTCGCTGGAGACGAACCAATGAGAATTGAAAAATTTAAAATAGTATTACCTGCTGAAGAACTTGCATAAGTAGTATTTAAAATAATGGTTTAAAACCCACTTGGAAACAAGTGGGTTTTTTTGCATATAATAGTAAACAAACTAAAGATAACGTGCCTAGAAAAAAGAATTATTTAAATAACAAAGACCTTTATAATGAGATTGTAAAGTCTAAAGAGTTAGATAAACTAACTCCAACTGCAGAAAAAATGTTTATATTACTTGCAGAACGAACAATAAATAAATTGACTTATGTGAGTGGAGATGATCGTAATGATTGCCTTCAGTTTGCATTATTAGATCTATTAAAATACTGGAGAAATTTCAATCCTAAATACCCTAATGCATTTGCCTATTTTACAGAGATTGCAAAAAGAGGATATGCTAAAGGTTGGAATAAGATACACCCAGTAAAATATAAAAACACAATGTCTATTGATAGAGTTAATACATCTGGATCAGATAGCGACGGTGGAATGTTTAACATTTAAATGTCAATAAAAAATCTACAGCCTAGTCAAAATTCAGGATTTATACAAGGTTATTACAATCCAAAAAATCCAGAAAAGTATATTGGACCTACACCAATCATATATAGATCCTCGTGGGAACGCAAGTTTATGATAATGTGTGATAATAAAGATAATGTAGTAAAGTGGTCTAGTGAGCCTGTAGAGATTAAGTATATATGGTCATTTGATAAAAGAGAACATAAATACTATCCTGATTTTTATATGAAGACAAAAACTGAAGAAGGCTTCGAAGAATTTTTAGTAGAAATAAAACCAGAGGCGCAAATTAAAAAACCAAGCCCTCCTACTAAAAAATCACAAAAGGCACTTAAGTCATATAAGTTTTTGGCAGAGCAGTTTATAAAAAATCGTGATAAATATGTATATGCTAAAGCATGGGCAGAAAATAGAGGTTGGAGGTTTATAGTCTTAACAGAGAAGACATTAAAATAAATGGGTAAAATTAAAAACGACATAAAGGAGTTAATTAAAGAAAATCGCAGTAAGACGAAGGCTATGCTTAAGTCTAGATTGTGGTTTGAAAAAGCATCTATAGCAATGCGCGATAATTCTGTTGCATTTACTAGAGATCCATTTAAACCAGGTATGATCTATGTATTTAGATATGATAAACCTAAACATATTGCAACACTACCATGGTGGGATAAAAACCCAGTAGTGTTAGCATTAGATCCAACAGATGCTGGAAATGATTGTGGTATTAATTTAAACCTATTACCAGTTGATGTTAAAGAAGATTTATTAGATTTAATTTATGAAAGAATGAAAGGTTTAATTAAATCAGCTTCATCTGGTAATAAAATGTATAATGCAAAAACACAAGCTCCAATAAAATTAGATTATAAAGGAGCTAAAAAGTTTTTAGATGATTTTGGCCTAGGTTTTGCAATCAGACAATATATTCCAAACCTTAAACAAAATCAAAAAGTAGTCTCTTATGAAAACTGGGCTCAAATAGCAATGTGTGACTTTTTAGAGTTAGAAGGCATCACAGTTAACGAGCTTAGACAGCAGTTTAGTAACTACTTAAAGAATAAAGATATATAATTAGAATAGAATAATAAGATATTATGGCAGGATTCACAGAAAATAGAAACGGACCGTTAAGTACTAACAGCAGGCCTTTTAGCATTTCCAATGCTTTAAAGACTCTCTCGTCATTTGGTATGAGATACGATGACCTCGTTTTAAGACAGTCACAGGCTATTGGACCAATGGAAGCAGAAATAGGCTATGGCCAAATTAATCCGCTTGGTTTAGACAATGATGACATCTATGGAGCATTTGCAGCCATGTCAATGACCGACATTAATCTTAAAAAGAATATTCCGTTTTTTGATAATGAATATACTAGCAAAAGAGATGAGCTTAGAAAGTTTTCACAAAATGATGAGGTTGAAGATATATTAGATATACTTTGTGATGAGACTATTGTATATGATGAAAAAAACTTCTTCTGTCAACCTGAAATTTTAGGTCTAGATATATCTGAGCAGGTTGAAAAAGACCTTAACAAATACTTTAGACAAATCTATCACTACTTTGGATTTAATACAGATCAATCAGCTTGGTACTATTATAGAAAATTCTTAGTAGATGGTTATCTTTCGTTTGAGATTATTTACTCACCAGATCAAAAAGAGATTATTGGATTTAAAGAATTAGATCCAACAACAATTATACCAGGTTATAATCATGATGATGGTAAGAAAGTTTGGGTACAATATAAAGACGATCCAGTTCGAGAAAGAAAACTTTATGACTCACAAGTAATTTATATTTCTTATTCTTCTATAACAACTGCAAGTAGAGTTAGTTATGTTGAGAGATTAGTAAGAGCATTTAACTTGTTAAGAATCATGGAACATACCAGAGTAATCTGGGCTGTAACAAATGCTTCATTCAGAATGAAGTTTATTATCCCGGTTGGTGGTAAATCTAAAACAAGAGCAAGACAATCACTTGCACAATTAATGAATTCATATAAAGAGACTGTTGACTTTGATTGGGAATCAGCTTCACTTTCAACTGATGGTAAGCCAATGCTACAATTTAGTAAAGAATATTGGTTACCAAGTAAAGAGGGAGAATCTCCAGAGATTGAAACTATTGGTGGTGAAGGTCCAGAATTAAATGACACTGAAGCACTTAAATATTTCTCAGATAAATTAAAACATGTTTCTAAAATTCCTTACTCAAGATTCTTATATGAAGATGGTGGTGGAGATTTTAACTTAGCAGCAGATGGTATGATTAGAGATGAGATTAAGTTTGGTAAGTTTATCAAGCGTTTAAGATCTACATTCCAAGAAATTCTTGTTAAGCCTCTATTTATACAAATGTGTCTTAAATATCCAGAGTTCACTAACGATCCTCAATTTAAAACTCAAGTAGCACTTAGATTTAATGAAGAGAATGTATTTGCTGAAATGAAGAACATGGAAATCATGGGAATGAGATTAGAGTTTATTGGTAATATGAGAGACTCTCTAATGACAACTAACCAAGAGACTATGGAAGAAGAATACTATTTCGATCAAGAGTATTTAGTTAAAAAGTACTTAAAACTTTCTGATGATGAGATTAGAGCTAATGAGGCTGCTAAATCTAAAAAGTCAAAAGAAGAGGCTGAAGAGCCAGAAGAGGAAGACGACGGAATGGGCTTTTAATATTAAATAATTGAAAAAGATATATAAAATATGAAAAATTTAAAAACATTTGAGGATTTTATCTCAACTAGAGTACAAGAAGACGCTTTAAAGGCCGGAGAAGAATCTGATCTTTATATTGATGACGTAAAACTGGATTCTGGTAAAAGCATTAAATCAGCAGAGATTCTAGGAAGTATTTTAGCTAAGTCTACTGAGAAAGAATTCAAGCAATATTTCTATGATGAGTATGGCGAAGGTGCATTTGCAGAGGGTGAAATTGACCAACTTGTAAAGATGTATAATGATTATAAAACGGAAGAAGCTGAGAAGGAAAAAGAGGAAGAAGGCGACGCTGAAGGAGAGGGAGAAGAGGACGACCCGCTAGCCGGGATATAATACCATGATATTTCGATAATAAATGATGATATATATTAAAAATAAGAAAAACACCAAATATGAAAAATAAGCATAATTTGCTGATTGTTGAGAAGTCAACATCTGCATTAACGGCGGTGGCTTCTGAAAACAAAGACTATGTTTTAGAAGGTGTTTTTGGTCAAATAGATCAAAAAAACAGAAACAATAGAATCTATACTGAGAGCGAATATGTTCCTCAGATTGAGGCTCTACAAGCTAAAATTCAGTCTTCTAAGCTTTTAGGAGAATTAGACCACCCGACACAATTTGATACATCTTTAAAGAATGTATCTCACGTTGTAGAAGAATTATTCTATGATAAAGAATCTAAAGAAGTAAGAGGTAAAATCAGATTATTAGATACAGATGCTGGTCGTCAGGCTAAAGCTCTTGTAGATGCTGGAGTACCTTTACAGATTTCTTCTAGAGCTGCAGGTGCGGTAGAATCTAATGGTAAGGTTAAAATTAAGCAATTATTTACTTATGATTTAGTTGCAGATCCTGGATTTGAAAATGCAGAGCTAACTAGAGTTAATGAATCATACGGTTATTCTAATGATGATAGTCTTTTTATTTATGAAATGCACAAAGACGCTCCAACTTTAGTTGAAAATATTGAAAATCAAAACACAAACATACAAATAAAAGAAAACAAAAACATGGCAGACTTTGTAAAGGCTGAAGATTTCAATAAGTACTCTGAGTACCTTGCAAATGAAATCAAGTCACTTAAAGAATCAATCGGTGCAAATGGAGAAACAGAAGCAACCGATATTAACAACGTAAAGGCACATAATAATCATATTGTTGATAATGTTAATACATTAACAGAATATGTAGAAATGTTAGCCGAAAAATTAGATCAAAACATTCAGTACTCAGAGCATATTGCTGAAAAAACTGATCAAAACATTCAGTATTCAGAGCATGTTGCTGTTAAATTAGATGAAAGCATTTCTTATACTGAACACGTATCTGAAGCAGTTTCTAAAGTAAAAGATTTTGCTAACTATTTAGCAGAAGCACATAATGATGGCGTTGAATCTAAAGAAAACTTAGTTGCTTATGTTGAATACTTAAAAGAAAATTTACAGTCAGTTTCAGAATACACTGAATATATTGCTGAAGCTTTAAACGAGACAGTTGAAGAGGAAGAAGTAGAAGAAGAAGTTGAAATTAACGCTGAAGCTGAAGAAGCTAAAGAAGAAGAGGTAGAAGCAGCTGATAAAGTTGAAGGCGAAGAAGTTGCCAAAGAAGTTGCTGAAGAAGTTGCTGAAGAGGTTACTGAAGAAGAAGATCCGGCAAAGGGAAAAGACGAAGCTGAAGATAAAGAAGAAATCGAAAACATCGGTGATAATTCAGAAGAAGGTGATGTTGAAGGTGAAGAAAACGGAATTGAAGGTGAAGAAGTTGTAACTAAAGACGAAGAAGAACTAGAAGAAATTGGAGATAATGCACCAGAAGGTGATGTTGAAGAGGAAACTGGAGATTCTACTGAAGCTGAAGAACTTGAAGACGAAACAGAAACATCTGATTCTGAAATCGAAGATGAAACTAAAGAAGTTGAAGCTGGCGAAGGTGATGAAGAAGCTGAAGGCGAAGAAGGAGCATTAGATCCTTTAGAGGCTTACAAAAATGAAATCTCTTCTAAATTAGACGCTTTAGTTGAAACTGCAACTAAAAAAGAGAATGAGAATCCATCATTCTTTAAAGTTGTATCTTCTACAACAAGAGAAAAATATAATGAATTAACTGAATCTGCTAAGACTGATGTTAGAAATACTGTTTCTAAGAGAGGTTTCATGACAGAATCTGAAATAGTATCATTAATGAATAACGCACAACTAATTGTAGAAAGTGCAGGTCAACAACCTTTATTCATTAGCGCAATGCCAACAGAATATGCTGAAGCATGGGCAAACTTATCAGAAGCTAAGCAGAATCAAATTGTAGCACAATCTAAATACCATAGTTTAAATACTGAATATCAAGTTGCTAATTTCTGGCAAACTAGAGATTTAAGAGAAGCTCCGGTTAAAATGGAGAAAGTAGCAATGGTTAGTGAATCTAAAGAAGTTGAAGCTAAAGATGATACTCTATATGATGTATCAAATTATGCAGATGCATTCAAGAAAAGATTTAACAAATAATTTATAGATATATAATTAACAAACAAAACATCGACGATAAGGGTGACAGAAGCAGAAAGCCCAATAAATGTCGAATATAAACAACAAAAAAAACGATCATTAAAAATGGCAAATTTATTAAACGAAGCTGAGATCAGAAGTACATGGGCACCGATCATTTCGGAAGCTACAGGTATCAATGAATCTAGCAAATTAGCATGGATGTCGACTTACTGTCACAACCATAAACTTTATGAGGACGCGAACATCATGACGCTCTCAAACAACCCTGGTCCAATGAACTTGGCTGGTATGGGTGCTGTATCATTCCCTAGCGCAATCTCTAACGGAGCTGGTGCAAACGGTAACGGTGCAGGTGGTAACGGTTCTGGAGACAAAGCTCCAACACTTTTACCTTTAGCAATGCAAGTTGCTGCTCAAACTATCGGTTTAGACTTAGTACCAGTAATTCCAATGGCTGGCCCAATGGGATTATTATCTTACCTTGATTTCGTATACGAAGGTGGAACTCTTGAATTAGGTGGAACAGCTCCAACTTATGTTAAGGCTACAGGTGATTTAGAAGATATCGTTGCAGGTGCTGGAAACGGTGCACACGAATATGTTGGTGAATCTAGAATTGACGGAGACGCAATTTTCAAAGTAGGTACATTAGTAGCTGCTAACGTAAAGTTAGATTTAGTAGCTGCTGGTTACTCTAACGTTGCATTAGTTACTGCATTAGAAGATCACGTTCCTGGATTCTCAGGTGCTGGTGTATCTAATGGTAAAGCTAGTTACGAACCAATGACAAGAGAAGATGGTGAAAGAACTGCTGACAAAGTAATGGGTCTTTCTTTATTCTCTAAAAGTGTTGCTGCTGAAACTTTCCAAGTTGCTGCTGCAGTTACTAGAGAACAAGTACAAGATTTAAAACAATTCGGTGTAGATGCTGTTGCTCAAGTAGAAGCAGTTTTAACTAACGAATTAACTCAGTCTATTAACACTCACATTTTAGGTAAAATGAGAGCTATCGCTGAAGGTGGAATTACTGACTTCACATTAGATTACTCAGTAGGTGGAAACACTTACGGTGATGTAAACAGAAGAATCCTTACTCACATTCTTGCTGCTGCGAACTTAATCGCAAACAGAGGACGTAGAGGTGCTGGTAACTTCGCTGTAGTTGATGCAAAAGTTGCTTCAGCTTTACAAGCAGTTGCTGGTTTCGTACCAAACCCAATGGCTAACACATTTAACCAAGTTGCAGGAGCAATCTACCCAGTAGGTTCTGTTGCAGGTGTAAATGTTTACACTGATCCAAATCAACCATTTGATGGTGAAACTGTTTTAGCTGCAAATTCTGATTTTACTGCTGACACACTTGCTCACGAAGTATTAGTTGGTAGAAAAGGTGACGGTAACGGTGCTGGATTAGTATTCATGCCTTACTTAATGGCTGAATCAGTACAAGCAATTGCTGAAGGAACTATGGCTCCTAAAGTAGCTGTTAAATCTAGATACGCTCTAGTTGAGGCTGGATTCCATCCTGAAACTCAATACCAAAAATTCTTTGTTGGTGGCGTAGCACTTTAATCTTTAATTAGATGAAGTTATACTCTAACAATTAGAATATATTTTATAAGAAGGCCTTCCGTTTGGAAGGCCTTTTTTTATTTTGTAGAAAACAAAAAATTAAGGGGATATATAATCTAATAATACTTACATTAAACAAAAAAGTAAACAATATGAAACTACGTAAAAAATTAATGTTACTTGAGGATTTTGATGCTCAATCTAACGCTAAAGTAAATACTGAGGTCAAGGCTGAGGTTAAAACAGAAACTAAAACTGGAGAGGCTATTAGAACTGAAGTTATTGCTGATGTTGATGCTATCCTAACTAATCTAGAAACCCTATCAGCTCAAATGTCTGAAGGTAATGTTACACTAAACGAAAGTTTTGATGACCTAATAAAACAAATTATGTCTACTGCTATGTATGGTAGAGCAAAAAGCATGTTAGGTGAATTTGAGAAATTAGCAACAGACGCGGACCAAAATATTCTTGACGGCAGAATAGCTAGTAAGACTGAAGGGTTACTTAAAACTAAGCTCAAGCTGAAACTTGCGAAAGAAAAAGCCAAAGGTCCGCAAAAAGAAAAAATAACTAAGGAGATAGATAAATTAAGTGCTCAAGAAGATAAAATTACCGCATATAAAGAAAAGACAAAGGCAAAGGCTGACGATGTACTTACAGCATTCAATACTAAATACTCTAAAGTTGAGGGTCAAGTAATAGGTAAGTTAAAAGAACTTTTAGCTGCAGAGAAAGCTCAAGTTACTTCTGATGTAAAACAAGCAGGACTAAAGTCTAAAGCTGAACTGTTAATTAAAAAGGGGGAAAAGGAGAGAGCAATAGCGGCCAAAACTGAATTAGAAGAACTTGCAGCAGATAGAAAAGCTATTGATGACAAAATCGCGGCCGGTAAGGATGTATCTGCGGATGAAATAGCAGAACTAAAAGGTATGCAGCCATTTATGGCAGAAATTGAGGCATTTACTAAAGCTAGAACCGAGGTTAGCAAAGTAGAAGCGGAAATTACTTCTGCAGTTCCTCAGTATAATCTTGGAGAGAGTTTAGGAATTGATCAAACTCTTAGCTTTTTAATAGAAACTGAAATTTTAAACTTATTCACAAAAGCAAAGGGTGATGAAGATAAGGAAGAAGCTAAAAAGAACTTAGAAACTGCTAAAAAATTATCCGCTGCAGTTAAAAAAGCATCCGGAGAAGAATGGAAAGCTAAAAAAGCATTACATGATAAAGTTGCTGCTGCACCTAAGGTAACAACTAAATCATTAATTACACTAGCAGGTGGAGACGCTGATGCTGCACAAGAAGTAGATGGTGGTTATAAGCTTGGAGCATTAATACCTAAATGGGGTGGTGAAGAAGGATTTATTTCAGCAGAAGAATTTAGTCCAATTAAAAAGGCAATAGAAGTAGAAAATGGTGTTGACCAAGCTATTAAAGATCTTGAAAATACTCCTACCGGTGAGGCTAAATCTGTTGAAGATGTAGCTAAAGAAGCTATCGGCGAAGAAACCTATGGTACTCTTAAAAAGATTCCTGCGGGCACACAAGATGATAAACACCCAGAGAAAACTGATGCAGATGGTAACACAATACAGGGCAAAGACAAATGGATAGAAAAGCAAGGTCCATTTAGAGCTAAAAACGCTGAAGGAGAAGATGAAGGAGAAGAATTCTATTTTGGTAAAGAACAGTCTAATGAATCTTTAGAAGTAAATGAAAATCACCCTAACTTCGACGCATATCTTAAAAAGCAAAAAAAGGAATTAAAGAAAGCTAAAAAGGCTATCGAACAAGGTGAAACTGTTTACGCAGAAAACGTTAGATTTCCTGGAAGATTTAAAATCGTAGAACTTGGAGATATAAACTCAAAAGTAGACTACGAAGATGGTACAGGCCAAATGTACATGGATTCACTGAACATTGCTATTGATAAATTACAATTTGAATCAGTAGAAATCGAAGACGTAAACGAAGGTATTAGCCCTAAAATTAAGAAAGCTATAAAGGCTGTCGAAAAAGGCGAAACAGTTTATGGTGAAAACATTAGATTCCCTGGAAGATTTAAGATTTTATCTTTTAACAAAGCAGGTAATATGGCTACTGTAGACTATGAAGACGGTACAGACGCATTTGATATGGCTGCAATGAACATTGCTATTGATAAATTACAATTTGAATCAGTAGAAACTGAAGACGTAAACGAAGGTTTACACCCTAAATTAAAGAAAGCTATGAAAGCTGTTGAGAAAGGTGAAACAGTTTACGGTGAGAATGTTAGATTCCCTGGAAGATTTAAAATCATAGAAATGGGTGAACTATTTGCAACAGTGGACTACGAAGATGGTACAGACCCAATGGAAATGGCTTCAATGAATATCAGAATTGATTCTTTACAATTTGAATCAGTAGAAATCGAAGAAGGAAATGAATTCGGAGCTGCAAGAGCAGAAGCAATTGCAAAAGGTGAGAAAACATTTAAAGTAGGCGACGAAGAATATCCAGTAGAAGATGTTTCTAAGGAAGATGAAGAAAACGCTGAAGAATTTGTAGAAGAAGCAAAAGAAGAGTTACCTAAAACTATTAAGTTAGATGAAGGATTAACTATAGCACAAAAATTCTCAAAATTAATGTAAGATTAAAGAGAGCGTTTAGCGTTCTTTTTAGCAAGTTTAAGAAACTCCTCTCGTTCTTCGAGTAGGAGTTTTTTACATTTATGGCGAAACTCAACAGAAGATTTAAGTATTCTACTATCAATCATTGGAGCCTCTAAAACATCATAGTATTCCGGGTGTAAAAAGTTCTTAGGATCAAAGTTCATAAACTTAGCTCTTATTGGTTTTAAACTAATTGCACAAACCCAATCTACTTCGTTATAATTTTGATGTAATTGTACCTTAGATACTGGTGTAAGGCTTTCCCAATCAAAATAAGTTTTTAACATGCTACTGTTTTTAACAGCAGGCCTCTGCATTCGTAGAACACAATGTACGAAACGATCGTCCTGAGACCATTCTTTTATATGGCGATGTTCTACTAGGAATTTTCTATATAACTTCATCAGCGGCTTAAGAATGATTCCATAGCGGTTTTTTGGATAAGATCCACTGGTGCGTTTAATTTCTATATTAAAATATGATTTTGCCATATAGTATTTATTCGTGAAACTTTAGATGACTATTCCATATAATCTACAAAATAAGTAGTATATGCAATCAATAAATCAACTCTTTACAGAGAAATATCGTCCAAAGAATTTAGAAGAACTAATTCTTCCTGGGCGTGTTATGAATAAGTTCAATGATGGACTAGTACAAAATATGTTATTTGCAGGTTCGCCAGGTACTGGTAAGACTTCTTGTGCAAAAGCCATAGTAAATCAATTTGAATTACCTTATCTTTATATTAACGCGTCCACAGACACGTCAGTTGATGTAATTAGAACTAAGATTATAGACTTCTGTTCTACAGTTTCAATCATTGATAAAGCTGGTATGTTTAAGGTGGTTATTCTTGATGAGGTAGATGGTGTATCAGATCAGTTCTTTAAAGCACTTCGTGCTACTATGGAGCAATTTGCATCTAATTCTAGATTTATTGCAACCTGTAATTATATTAATAAATTACCAGATCCAATACTTAGTAGATTTGAAGTTATTAATTTTGACTTTGATAAAGACGAAGAGACTGAGCTAACTAAGAAATATATTAAAAGAGTTTATGAGATCTGTGGTAAAGAAGGTATGACAATTGAGAAACCAGCTTTGGTAGAATTTGTACGTAGAAACTTTCCAGACTTAAGAAGTACTCTTAATAAATTACAGGGTTATAAAACTCAGGGCAATACTAATATTACAGTAGAAGATGTTAAGAAATTTAACTCTGTCTATAAAGATGTATTTGAATTAGTATTTAACGAAACAGACCCAGCAAAAAATTATCAATTACTAGTAAGTAATTATGCAAATAAAGTAGATGATATCTTACAAACATTAGGCGAAGAGTTTGTAGAATATATACAACAGGAGAAATCTGCTTATATTAAATTTATACCACAGATTATTGTTACTGTAGCAAAACATCAAGCTCAGAGAGTACACGTAATCGATCCGGTAATAACAATGTTAAGTTGTGTATATGAGATACAAAGTATTATTAACTCCTAAAGTTTTTGCAAAATAATTGCCTCTAGATTTTTTTATGTCAATTATTTTGTTTATATTAGTACTGTAACATAAAGGCAGAGCCTTTCTTAATAAGAATAAAAATGAAAGTGGGAAAACACACATTATTAATCGACGGAAACTATTTTGTTTTTAGCAGATTATTTGTTTTACCAAAACCTAAAACAGGCAAGCTGTTGGGTGATGATAAACAAAAGAAACAATTTATGCGCAAGCTATCAATTGACTTTGCATCAGAGATGCGTAAGCTTGGTGGTTTTGTAGATGACGTAGTTCTTACAGTAGATTCAAAGTCTTGGCGTAAGGACTTATATCCGGATGCCGGCTATAAAGGCACTCGTAAACCAAATAGTAATGTTGAATGGTCAGCAGTATATGAAGTCTATGAAGCATGGCAAGAAATACTTGCAACTAAAGGTGTAGTTGTACACCAAATACAAGGTGCAGAAGCGGATGATGTTCTATTCGGTTGGTCAACTATGCTAAATAATCGTGGTAAATCTTGTCTAGTTTGGACAGGTGATAGAGACCTTATCCAATTAGTAAACTATTCAAAAGCTAATGACGCTCATACGATTTGGTATTACAATACTAAAAAGTCATTATATGCTTATGAAGGTTTTATGCAAGATATGATAGAATCGGCAGCTGCAGATATGTCAGAAGATGATATGCTATTTAATATGGGCGGTCAACACATGATGCGAGATCGTTATCAAAAACAAATACTAGACTGGACTATTGCTAATAAGATAGAAACTACAGAAGTTGATTGTGAAAAGTTTATCTTTATTAAGATTCTTACAGGTGACAAATCCGATAATATTCCTTCTGTTGTTACATGGCAAAAAGAAATGAAAGGCGGTAAATTGCGTAGCTATTCAATTACAGATAAGCTTGCAACTAAAATATATGAGCAGTTTATTAAAGAGGGTGAAACCTTTAAGATTGACTACTTGTTTTCAGAAGAACAAAAAGACAGATTAGTTGATATAATATACCGAGTTATTGGTCGTACTTCTACAAACCTTATTAAAAACAACCTTACTAATAATATTGCACTAATGTTATTACATAATAGAACTATACCAGATTCAATTCAACGTGCAATCTATAGTGCTATAGAAAAAGATTGGGAAGGTGCCTTAGATAGCATTGAAGTTGTACAGGACATGGAAAAAATACTAGAAGGTACTGGTTGGCTAGAGGGTAAATCAAGTTATGCTCCAGATCCGTTTGCTGGCATGGATATTCCAAAAGAAGAAAAGGTTAAGCCTATGAAATTAGTAGGTAAGAAAACTAAGAACATAAAGAAAGATCCAACTAAAAAGTTGTTCTAATATGACACTAACTGATTATATTCAAATAGAAGAAATATTAGCAGAAGCAAATGCACATAATCTAAAACCAGAAGTTATAGATCTTGCAAACAAAATTGAAGCTCTTCATAATTTTTCAAAAGTAGATGCATATCAACATGCATTTAACACTTTAATAGGGTAAACTTTACTCTTTAAGAACATATAAGTAATATGCTAGATGATACTAAGTTATTTGACTTTGTAAAAATAATGTTTACAAAGCGTTCTCAATTCGAGAATATAAAAAACCATACAAAGAAGCGACATCACTTTATGATTAATCGCTTCTTTGCTATTAAATATCCTACTAATTCAAATCTATTTAATCTAAATGGAATTAGTGGTGCAAATGTTGTTGAGAGCTGGGGTCTGGTTGCTCAGCGTTTTAAATCAGTCCCAGGTTGGTGGTATACTAAGACTAAAAAGTCTGCCGCCGCCAAAAAGGCGGATAAATATATTCCAAGTGAAAAGGCAGTAGATCTATTTTTAAAAAAGAATGAAATAGGCATGCGAGAATTTAATGAATTAAAAACATTTGCAAAAGAAGATTTATATGCTGATTTGCAAAAAATCGAGACCCAAATAGATGTATACTCAAGAAACTGATAGATTTACAGAAGTAGTAGATATTACACTTTATAAATATAATTCTGTAGACTTAAAAATATGGGGTTTGGTAAAAAGAAACTCAGGACATAAGATCCTTTCTGAAGATTCAATACTTGTTAGAGCAGATTCTTTAAAGACTATTATAAATAGTAGGTTTACTTATGATTTAAATAAAATAGCAGCACTTGGTGAAGGTACAATACACAAAGAGGCAACCTCAGTCTATTTTATAAATCATATTTTTAAAACAATGTCTAATTTAAGTTGGGTTAAGATAACTCTTAATAAAAACGCTAACTATAATAGACTTACAGAAATTGATGAAATTAAAACAATTAAATTTAGCATTAAAACATTAAGAGGTACAATAAAACTTTTTAATGTTTTTAGAGAGAGTGAACTAGATAGTGTTAATAGACTTTTAATCCATGGCGGAATTCTAAAAGATGGTGAGTACTTTAAAGTTTTTAGATTACATAACTTATTACAATCTTTAGATTTATACATATCTGAGCATAATTCAACAGATGTTATGTCCTTATTAAATCCTATTATTTTAAAATTAGAAGCATTCGAGCCAGATAATCCTGAGGTGCTTTTAATCACTGATATTAAATCGGATATATAAACAAAACATAGGCGTTATGCCAGTATATTAAATGGTAACTAATTACACAGCAAATCAAATAGGAGATGTTTTCTACAGTACAATGATAGAACCATATACCAGTGTTAAAAAAATACTCGGTTGGGATATTATTGCTGGTGTAACTACTCCAAATACTTATGGCAAACTTAATTTTATTGATGCAATCACAACAGTAACTTATACTGGAGTTCCGCAATTGCCATTAATTGCTGGTCAGGAATTTATCGTAGGTAATGTTAAATATCAAGTACATGAAATAATTGATGCTACTACATTTACATTAACCGAAGCGCCAGTCTTTACAGCATCTGGCCTTTCGTTTTATTTATTACCAGATAGTAATAATCAATTTAGCTATGAATATAGTTGGTCTCAAGAACCAGAGGGTAGTTCTGGTGGGCAGATGAGTGAATTCTTACCATTAGGCCCAAGTTTATTAGCACTTGAATTTGATCCTAATAAACCACTTTGGATCAGATTAAAATTAAGTGTTACTGCATTGGGTGATGCAAATACAATAAGCTTACTTTCAAATTCATTTACACTTGAAACTGATGCTGGTACAATAGTGGTATGTCCTGATTTTTGTGGAGACTGTACAGATTCAATTGCAATGGATGGTTGTGCAAATATTATAGTGGATTGTGATGATAATCTTTATGACCCTTATAATTTAAAACAACCAACTAAAACATACGAACAACTTACAGAATTATCAACAGACATTTGGGGACACACTGTAAAATACTTTAGAGTAGAACCTGATAAGAGAAGTAAAGATGTGATTCTTATGGAATATTCTCTTTATAATGTTGTTGAGCAAGGTGAACTTAAGATAATGGTTCCAGATAATGAAATGCCAACTGCGCAATTTAGTTATGATATTTTTGGAATGGGATTTGAAGATTTTGAAATTCATTTAACTAAAGGACAGTTTAAAAATGCATTTGGTATTGGACCAAGTCCTAGAATGAGAGATTATTTATATTTTCCTCTTGTAAATAGAATGTATGAGGTAAATGCAGTTCAATATGCAGATGAGTTTAATGAACACATGACATATTGGAAACTCTTTTTGAAAAAGTTCGAAGAGCGTACGTCAAATATTATTACAGATACTACAGTTGAACAAGAATTAGAAGATTTAACAGTTGGTGTTGATGAAATATTTGGTGAAGAAATTAAAGATGAATATGCACAGACTACTAAGCCAACTCAATATCAAACTACATTTACAGAAGTTGGTGATGGTACAAGGTTTAGAATTAACACTGGACTGAAAATTATCGATGGAGAGATTAGAAATAGATGGACTTTAGTATCTAAAAATCACTATGATCTTAGATCTACTCAAGATTCAAATGTAGAACTTCTAGTCTATAATAAAAAATCACAACTTGGCGTTAAAGATAATTTAGCATTTACAGCCTGGATTAGACCTAAGTTTGTAGGAAATACACATCAGATTATATTTGATGGATATCAAAATAATAAAGGTTTAGAAATAAGTATTAATGCAGAAGAAACAATTATTAAAATTAACAATGATTTACATACGATAGCACATGAAGTTGCACTAGATAATAAAACATGGTATGGTTTTGTATTTAATTTAAACAATGGAATAAAAACATTTACAGTATCTACATATAAATTAGATCCTATGAGTAATTGGCAAAATTCAAGTACTATGAATAAAACATTTGAAAGAATTAATCATACTGCCAAGAATTTTTCAAGTCCTTATGGATGGATGTTAGAAAAGAAATATCAATTAATGCCAGCGGATCTAGACATTACCAATATTAGATTATTTAAAAAGATAATTGGTACTGAACAGCACATGAATATTTTACAACAATATATTGTTAGAGATAATCAACTTGCACATATTATAGATAACGCTATCCCTTCAATTAACTTAAGAAGATACGACCAAAGCAGGTAAATAATATCTAAATTTTACCGTAGCATTTCTAGATATATAGATTATAATATAATAATATGAGCGAAAAGAAACCAAGTATTTCAGAACAGGCTGATAAAATTAGAGAAGAGCTTGACTTTTTAATAGGAGATGAAGAAAGTCTAGATGTTGAAAGTGATCCAAATGATTTGCCAATATCAGAGCCTTCTAAAGATTTAGTACCGCAGGTTAATTATACAGAATTAAAATCTAGTGCAACTAAGAAAGCACAAAAGACTATAACTAGCCTTATGAAATTCTACCTTGATGCAGATATCATTGAGAAAGATGAATATATTGCTGCTAAGAAAAAGATGGATGAGATGACAATGTCTTCTTTAATTTATCAATTACAAGCAGGTGAAAGAGCCTTAACTACTCTACTAGAAACAATTGACTCTGGAGAATTAGCACCAAGAATGTTTGAGGTGTTAGCAACTTTACAGAAATCAATGTTAGATATTATTAAATCACAGACAATGTATTTAATGGCAGCTGAGGAATCTACAAAGCGTATTGCTAGAGATATTGAGATCTACAAGAAGAGAGATGATACTCGAGAAATAGAAGCAGCGGGCGGAGACTCAAATGATAAAAATATACAAAGAGGTACAAAAGATTTAATGGCTGCAATACAAGCAGGTATTAAAACATCGGATATAGAAGATATCGAAGAAGATAAAGAATAATGAGCGATTACGTAGGCGATAATAAATGGATTCCAAAGGGAGAGTCTGATGCAATGTCAGAAAGAATTGTTTGGTCAACTAAGCAGATCAATGATTTATTGGTTGCCATGGATCAGGGTTATCGTCCTAAGATTAAGTTACCTTTTTATGAAGGTAGACAATTTTTACGTAAAGGTAATATTGTATTTGAATATACAGATGAAGAGATTACAGAGCTTGCAAGATGTGCAACCGATATCGTTTACTTTGCAGAGAAGTATGCAGTAGTAATGACAGATGAAGGTATTCAACAAGTAAAACTTAGAGATTATCAAAAGACTATGTTGAGAAACTTTCAAAATGAAAGATTTAATATTGTACTTGCTTCTCGTCAAATGGGTAAAACCGTAACAGCCTCTATATTTAATGCATGGTACTTAACATTTAATACTGATAAGAACACTCTACTACTTGCTAATAAATCAGATTCTACAAAAGAAATTATTGATAAGGCTAAAACTGTAGTTGAGAATCTACCATACTTTATGAAACCTGGTATTATTAAGTATGATGTAATGAATGTAAGATGTGATAATGGCTGTCGACTAATAGGTCAATCAACTACGGCAAAATCAGGTATTGGATTTACAATCCATAACTTATACTTAGATGAGTTTGCTCACATTCACCCTTCAATTGCAGAAAGTTTTTATGAAAATGTTTATCCAACTCTTTCAGCATCTAATGTTTCTAGAATTACAATTACATCCACTCCAAATGGGTTTAACAAATTTTATCAAATATATGCAGGTGCAGAACGAGGTGATAATGTTTATAATGCACAACGTATTGATTGGTGGGAACATCCAGATCGAGATGATGCTTGGTATGAAAGAGAATTAGGAAACTTAGGCTCTATTGAAGCCTTTAATAAACAATACGGAAACGAATTTGTAAGTTCTTCTAATCTTTTATTAGATCCTATTTCTATTAAAAAAATGCGAAAGCGTGCAAAGAAGTATATACATCATGAATTTGATGAGTTTGATTATATTTCAATTGATGTAAAGGGTTTCTTAGAATGGGATGCTAATTTTGATATTGATGAATGTAGAAATCCAGAAAAATTCTGGTTATTTTCTGTAGATATTGCAGAAGGTAATGGTGGTGATGCTTCGGTAATTAATATTTTTGAATTACAGCCAATGAATATGAAAGAGCTAGAGGCGGTTAATAACGCCGGAGCAATGTATGACTTCTTTAAATTTAAGCAAGTTGCTAGATTTAGAAGTAATGAACATGTCATTGAAGATTTTGCAAAAGTTCTTTATACATTATCTGTAGATATATTTTATAATGAGAACGTTAAAATGATTGTGGAATATAATACATACGGTACTGTTCTTTTTCAATATTTAAAAACAGTGTTTCCACAGAAGAATGATTTTGATGATGAGATGATTGTAAGATTTAAACATAGGCATGATGCAAGGACTTTAAAACCAGGTATTAAACTTAAATCTGATAATAAAGCAATATTTTGTCAGAATTTCTCTAAATTGTATGGAGATAATAGGATAGATATAACAGATGAAGAAACAGTAATCGAAGCGAGTCTATTTGGTACATTAAGAAATGGAAGTTATGGGGCTCAAATGGGACATGATGATGTTATAATGACTGCGATTACTGCAACTGAATTTTTTAATACAACTGACTATGCAGATTTTGTAGAAGAGGCCCTAGATTTTATAGATTTAGAGATACATAATAAAATGGAAAGTATATTATTTAAAGATAATGATAGCGAAGGAGATCTACAATATGATATTTATGACCTACTTAAATAAATTACAAGAATAAACCGGATATATAATAAAAGTAAAAAAAATAAATTAGAACAACTATGGCATTAAGTCCTCAATTACAACAGTTCAAGAGCTCAGGCGTATATCGCTTAGAGTTTGACAAATCACAGACGGTTAATATCCCTGCTGAAACTATTAGATTAGTTGTAGGTAGATCTAAAAAAGGTCCTTACAACACTCCAGTATTCATTGAAGATACTGAGCAATTCGTACAAGTTTTCGGTGGTATTGACAAGTCTTTAGAAAAAGATGGAATGTTTTTCCACAGATCAGCATTAGAAACTCTATCAAGAGGTCCTATTTTAGCACTTAACTTAACTACAGCAGATGCAAAAGAAGCACTTTTAGCAGATTCTGATCAAGTAAGTATGGTGTCTTTAATTACTGATGGTGGCGAACAAGGAATCAACGCATCTTTTTTAACAACAAAATATGCAGATGTATTTGATACAGATAAGTTCTGGACTCCGTCTGACGCGAAAGTGTTAGCAGCAGCTAGTAATACTGAATCAAATTCAAATAAAGCTATTACGTTTACAAACATTAAACAAGATCCAATTACGATTATTGTAAAACAAGCTGCAAATGTTGCAGGCTTTGAAGTTACAGCAAGAGAGTGGTATGGTGAAGGAAATATTCCAGAAGGAATCGACGCATTAGAATATGTTTCTGATTACATGGTAGATGTTTTAGTTTATAAAGGTAATTTTGATGCACCTACATTAAATAACGACCCAGTTTACGGGCAGTATTTTGATACTAAAGGTTTAATAAAATCTCAATTAGGAGCATTTACAAACTTAAGAGAAGTAAGTTTAATTTCACAATATAGTGGATCTTTAATTCCAGAATTTATGGATAATGAAGGAAGACAATTATATATTGAAACTTTAATTAATCTAGAAGCAAGAAGAACAGGTTTATTCTGTGCAGTTAATGAAGATGCTTTAGAAAATATTGATCTTATTGGTGAAGGTTTTGATCTTTATCAAGATTATCAATTATTATCACACAATATCGCACAGGGAGTTTCTGTAGATGATCTTGCACTTAATAAAACAGTGGAAATTGATGGTAATGATTTATATGTTAGAAATACATTAATTGGTGATTTACCAACAGATCTTGAAGTTGGTAGCTTTTTATTATCAACAATCGCTGGATTAAATAATGAATATTCTCAAGTTATATCTATATCAGATGACGGGACTGATTCAAAAATTACAGTTAGTGGTGCGTTTGGAATCAATGAAATTGATGGAACATACGAATCATTTACTACAGTTGGAAATCCACCTACATTCGCTGATGCAACTACAGGTGTAGCTTATAACGCAAATATTACTGTTGGCCTTGATGGTAAACTAGTAATCGATGCGCCAATTGCTGATGTGATTTTCGGTGATTTAGCAGCAGGTGCTTTCTTAAAGAGCGCATCAACTGGTGAAAAGGTAAAATTTATTAATGCAGTTGAAGTTAGTGGACAAACTATATTAAATTGTGAAGACGCAGTTTCTAGTGAATACGTAGAAGCAGGTGCGGCATCATTCTTAGTATACCAAAGAGCAGATACTGCTATATTACCAGTATATACAATTAATGAAAACGATAGAGTAGAATTAATTACTTCTGGATGGACATTTACACCAGAAGGAACTGGTAAATCTAGATTCACTAAAACAGTTGCTATTGCTGCAGCAGAACCTGCATTTAATTCAAACATTAAAGTAGGAATGTATGTTCTAGATTCAGTATCTGGAAAACTAGCAAGAATCTTACAGATTCAAAAAGCTCCAGTAGTTGAAGACGTAGCAGCAGGTACTAAAACTTATACATATAGATTTATTACACACAGAAACTTAGAAGTTGAACCTACATACGCTCTTAAGAGATATGAAGATGCTACTTCAACTTATACAATGTTCCCGATTGAAGGTGCAGTTATTAATGACAGAAAAATTTCTGAATTATTAGCACAATTAACACCGGGTAACGGCTTATCAAATACTTTAGTTGATAAAGATGCTATTACATTTAGATATGTAGTTGATACATTTGGTTCATTAGAAGGCCCAACAATTCTTAACAAAGAAGCAATTACGTTACTTTGTAAAGAAAGACAAAATGCATCTGCGATCTTAAACGGACCAATGGTACATGAGCTTAAAGCTTCTACTAACCCATCATTCTTAAACGCTCAAACTGGAGCATTTGAAGTAAGACACATTGCAACAGGTGGTAACTTAGAATTAAACCCAACGTTATTATATACATTACCAAGCCTTAATGAAGGTGCAAACTTTGGATTCTACTACTCTCCAGGTCTTAATGTCCTAGAGAATGGAAGAGTTAAAATTGTTCCACCAGCGGCTTACGTATCAAATAACTATATTGATAAATACAGCGACGCATTACCATGGTCAATCATTGCAGGGCCAAGAAGAGGTGTTGTAGGCGGTACTAACGTACAATCACTTGAATTTTCATTTGATAAAAACGATAGAGATGTTCTTGAGCCATTTGGTATTAACCCAATCGTATTCGAAAGAGGCGTAGGATTAACAATTAAAGGTAACAAGACTGCACAACAATCAATTCAATCAGCGCTTTCTTCTGCTCACGTAAGAGAAGCAATGATTTACATTGAAGATGGACTTGCTGAAATCTTAAAGAATTACTTATTCGAATTTAATAACGCTCAAACGAGATTAGAGATTAAGACTTTAGCAGACAACTTTATGGAGTCAGTTAAGAAAGATGGTGGTGTTTACGATTACAGAAACATCATGGACGGAACTAACAACACTAACGAAGTTATTGACAACAACATGGGTATTTTAGATACTTACGTTGAGCCGGTTAAAGGTCTTGAAATCTTAGTATCGAGAGTAACAATCTTAAATACAGGAGAAATTGCAACTGGAAACTTTGCATAATAAAATTAGATATATAAATAAAATAAGAAATTAAAGATATGGCTTTACCACATTATTCAGAGGATCAAACACAAAAGAAAGGCAGAAATTTTGAGCCAGTACAGGCTAACCTGTTCGAAGTAACTATTTTACCACCAGCGGGAGTAGGTGGACAGGAATTGTTACTACAGCACATAAATTCTATTTCTGGACTTGATGGTCTACACAAAGGAGTTGACGCAATAACTCAAAAATACAAATTTGCTAGCAGATCATTTGCTGGTACAATTGGTGAAACTACAGTTGATGTAACTGTTAACTTTTCATTAAACTTAAACGAAGCAAACCAAGCTTATTTATACAAAACGTTAAGACAATGGTATAGAGCTCAATATAATCCAGAAACTGGAGAAATGGGTCTTAAAAAGAACTATGTTGGTACAATTGTAATCGTACAGTTTAACAGAGAAGGAGACATCTACAGAAAGGTAACACTTGATGACTGTTTTATTACCTCTGGTATCGGATTCACTTCGGAACTAAGTTACGAAAGTGGAGATGCTGCTTCATTAGAAATTGGTTGGAGATCAGATGTATGGTCTGAAGAATTAAACTAATTATAAATTCTATAATAGAGGAGGAGTTCCTAGGAACTCCTCTTTTTTTAACCAAAGAAAATATATTATAATATTAACAGAATACATAATAAAATACTATGGAAAATACAAAGCTTACAAAAAAGCTACAGGTGTTGCTAACCGAAACAGAAGTCAGTCAAATTAATAGAGTTATTTTAAACGATGCTTTAGAAAATGAAGCTCGTCCAGTTTCAGTAAGTGCTTTTATTAGGGGACTAATACAAGATGAGTTGTCTAAAAGAACACCAGATCAAAAATCATATATCAAACAAAATTTAAAAAACTTAAAATCAAAATAATATGTCAGAACAAAACAAACCTTCAAAGGAAGAATTGTCAAAAATGTTAGATGCTCGTGAAGGCGTTAACCAGACAAGTGAACCTACAGTTAATGTTGAATCAGTAGAGGCTGTAATTGACGAACAAGGCTTAGGTAAAGTTAACATGAAAGATTTTGGCCCAACAAAGGCTGAACATTCAGATGTATATCTAGGTTGGCACGAGCTAGATATGGAAACAATGCCATCTAAGGGTAGATTTTATCCGGATGATATCATTGTTAAAATAAGACCAGCAAAAGTTGCTGAAATTAGACACTTCTCAACAATGGATGAAAATAATTTATTAGATATCGATGATAAATTAAATGCTATTGTAGAATCTTGTACAACTGTAAATTCTAAAACATCTAGAATGTCTGTAAAGGATATTTTAGAAGAAGATAGATTTGTACTTATTTTATCAATTAGAGACTTAACGTTTCCAGAACCAGAGGCAACTTTAAAAGTTGAACACCAAACTAAAGATGGTAAAAAACATGAAGTTGAAATTAAAAGAGAATACTTTCAGTATTTTTCAATTCCTTCAGAAATTGATAAGTACTATGATAATGAGCGTAAAGGTTTTTTAATTAAAACTAGAAACCATGGTGAGTTCATGATGAAGCCACCGACAGTTGGTACTATGCAAGAAATTACTAAGTACATCAAAGAAAGAAGAGAAAAGGGTCTAAATATAGATCAGTCATTAATCCAAATTGCACCTTATATTGCAGTTGACTGGAGAACGTTTAACCAAAAGAGACTATTCGATTTAGAGATAGAAATGAACGGATGGGATCCTAAAAAATACATGCTAATCTACAGAATTGCAGAGCAACTTAAAGTTGGTTTACAACCTGAAATGAAGGTTATGCTAGGGGATGTGGAGGAGACGATCCCCATCAACTTTCGTGGCGGCGTCAAATCTCTTTTCATTGTTCAAGATCTCTCTGGAGAACTTCTTTAAGACAAAGTTTTATATTTATCTACACTTACATATCCAACCGAGTGAACTTGATAACATGGAATACTACGAGTACCATTATATCATTAAAGATTTAATACAACACTTAGAGAACGAACAAAAAGCGAACCAAGGTGAAAAAGACATGGCTGGTGACATGATGGGCAAAATGAAAATGCCAAACATGCAGATGCCGAAAATGTCAATACCGAAAATGGGGTAACGCGATAGCGATAGCCTATTAAGATTAATATATACAAGAGTCCTGCATTGTTGTAGGACTCTTGATATATATACCACATGCAATTTACATTGCAATAAAAAATAAGGCATATTAGAACATCTTATGATGAATATTTTTTCAAAGTTATTAGCACCAACTAATAAGTTAGCCGAATTTGCAGAAGAGCAATTAGAAGAAGCAAAAGCTTTAAATGTTATTACTTTAGATATAAGAGATGAAGCTGTAATATCTAATGAAGAGCTAAAAAAGCAGACTATTCTTTTAACAGATATTAAAACGCTTATTAAAGAGCAAATTGATTCTGGTAATTCCGGTGGTTCATCTACAGAATTTGGTGATGCAAGTAAATTTAAAGGTCTTGCTCCAGATAAAGCTACTCAAATGGCTGGGATTGCAATTGGTAGTATGGTAGCCATTACAGTGGCAGCAGCCTTAATACAATATACACCAATTATTTCTATAGGACAATTATTAACAGTGATCGCAGTAGCGGGTGCATTGGCATTAGTGGTGCCAGCATTTTTAGATATTGCGACTCAATTAAGTGGTAGTGAAAGCTCTTTGGCTATGGAAGGTGATGGTGCATTTAATGCCAGTTCTAAATCCGGCCCTGGATTAGCAGGAGTTGGAGTGGCTACTTTAGCACTTGTTGGTATGTCAGTAACTATTCTTTTGACTTCATTTATATTTAGTATGATTGTGCCACTTACACCGGCAAATGCGATTTCAGCATTAGTTATCGCGGCATTACTTATCCCAGTGGCATTTGCTTTTAGTCTGATTACAAAAGAATTAGCAAAGGCAATTGGTACTAAAAGCGCAGGCTTTGAAGGTATGGAAGTATCTGCAACTGATTCGAGTGGTTTAGCACCACTTGCAGGCGCAGGATTATTAAGTTTATTAGGAATGGCATTTGTTATAACTGTATCTTCTTGGGTATTTCAGCTTATAATGCCTTTAAGTATGCCACAAGCATTAACAGCAATACTTATATCACTTACAATGGTGGGTCTTGCATTATCAATAGGAAAAATTCTAGTAGCATTAAAAGATGCTAAAATAAAACCAAACGCTAAGGGAGTTAAAAACGTATTAATGGCCGGAATGGCAATGGTTGTTGGGGTTATAGCTCTAGTTGCAGCATCTGCAGCACTTCAGTTATTACAACCAATAACTATGCAGCAATTTATAGGAATGCTTGCAATTGGTATTGGATTAATACCTCTTGCGTTTTCATTCGGAATGATAATTAAAGCATTAGGTGATGCTGGCGTAAGTGGAATGAAAGGTGTTGGTTTAGTAATGATCGCCGGATTAGCAATGATAGCAATCGGTGGAGCTATATTAGGTATTTCTTACGTATTTCAATTATTACCAGATACGTATAAAGCACCACCTTTATTATGGTCACTTATAGTAGGTCTTTCTATGGTTGCATTCGCGTGGAGTTTTAGTACTATTATGAAAGCTGTTAAAGGTGCATCTTTAAAAGAAATAGCGTTTGGAACAATAGCTACTGTATTAGTTGCAGTTGCAATACTCGGAGCTGCTTATGTATTTACACTATTTCCAGAAGAGACTAGGGCTCCGGGTTGGAAATGGAGTTTACAAACTGGTTTAGCTCTATTAATGTTTGCACTTCCATTTACATTAATAACAATACTCTTTAAATCTATGAGTGTTGGTATTAAAGAAATAGGAATGGGAACTCTTGGATTAATTGCAGTAGCACTTGGTATTATGGTGACTGCACATATATTTGCTTATTTACCGGACGATATTCCAGAAGAATCTCCATTCTCATTTGCATGGATTTTAGGAGCTGCTGGAGCTATATTCTTCTTTGCAATTCCAGTCGCGGCGATTGGATTAATCGCAACATCAGGTGTTGGTGCTATGGGTATTGTATTAGGAGTTGTTGGTATGATTGTAATTGCAGCAGGTATTCTTGCAGTAGCATGGATATTCTCTGCGCTACCAGATCTTGGAGAGATTGGAAAGAATATTACAAACTTAATCTTAGCGCCAATTAACGGTATTGTAGATGTCTTGGCTAGATTAAAGAAAGAAGTAGGTGTTAGTAATTTATTACCACTTGCCGGTGGTATTGCAGCAATATCTTTATCATTACTTTTATTAGCAGGAGCAACCGCAGGTATTGCAGCTGGTGGTGTTGTTGCAGCAATTGGTAGTGCGGTAAAAGGATTAGTTGATGGTATTGCAAGTTTCTTTGGTGGTGAAAAATCTAAAGGACCACTTGATATATTAGATGATTTAATTAAGAAAAGAAATAAAATAGCACAACTTGCTAAACCATTAGGAACTGTAGCAGCAGCATTAGAAGGTATTATTTTAGCTGGAAACGCAGTTAAGACTATTAATAAGTTTTTACAAACATTAATAACAATGTCTTCAAACTATGGCGGAAGTAGTCTTATTGATACTGCAGCAAATGGATTGGTTAGAGTTGGAAATGCTTTTATGGGTGTAAGAAGTGCAATGATTGGATTTACTACAAAACCACTACATGTTTTAGCAAAGTTATTTAAGATGAGAAAAATGATTGGTGTTACTGCTAAACACATGGCACATTTAGCTATATCATTTGCATCATTTGCAACACAAGCATATATTGCAGGTAGAGGATTAAAGTTAATATCTGATGCGTTTGTAAGAATGACAAATGTAGATGAGGCTAGAATAAAACCTGTTGTAGATTTTATGAAGCAATTAACAGCAGATACTTATATACCTCAGTCAATGGCATTTATGACTATGGCTAAAGCTATCGTTAAAATAGCACCAGTGGCTGAATTAGTTGGAGATGCATTATCGACTATAGCCGGCGCATATTATGAAATAGTTTCTCAAAATCCTAGTAGGATTATCCCAGTAATGATGTTCTTAAAACAATTAGGAGCACATACTTATATTCCTCAATCGGTTGCAATAGCTTCTATGTCTAAATCATTTACTAAAATGTCGCTTGTAGCTACTTTAGTTGGTAGAGAATTAAATAATATAGCTAAAGCATATTTATTAATGACTAGTGTTGAGCCGGAAAGAATTGTACCAGTAATGACATTACTAAAGCAGTTAACCGTAGATACTTATATGCAACAAGCTATGGCCTTTAGAATGATGGCTCCGGCTGTAGTTTCAATTTTAGGTGGTGGTGATAATCAAGGGTTCTTTGATAAATTGTTTGGTAGAAAAGAAGAAGACCATCCTTTTGTTAAAATTATGTATGCTATGCATGCTTGCGCAGATAAAATAGTTTTATTAGCACTACCTTTAGTTTCGGTAGCAGCCTCGTTTACTCAAATAGCAACGCAACCTCTTAAGAAAGTTACTGCAGCTACTCGAATGTTTAAAACATTATCAGAATCTAGTTTTGATAAACAGGCTAGAGCCTTAAAATCTGTTGCAACTTCAGTTGAAAGAATTGCAGATGGTAGTAACAATATGAATATTGAAGCAATTGATTCAAGTACTAAAATGTTTAAAGCATTAGCTTATTTAAGTGCTACTGGAAAGGACAATGCAATTGCCGACCTAGGAAATGCTTTAGTAGATGCTATCGGAGAGCTTGGAGATATTATGGCTGAATTTGGAAATACAGTTTCTGATGGTATGGGAGATAGTAGAAATATTGTTGAAAGAGGATTAGACTATATCACTGGTGATAGCGCACCGAGAAGAAGTGCACCAAGACCAGCACCAGTAAATCTAAAACCTGTTGTTAATGCAATTCGAGATCTAGAATCTAAATTATCAGACGATGGTATAAAAATTAAAAAAATCTAATGGGTCTTTTAGGAAACGTATACGGTAATATAAATAGTTCTACTGGAGCTGCAACTAAAAGTTCAGGTAATTTAAGTATTAAAGCAGATAAAGAAACTAGTAAGAATACTAAATCTGAAGTCGATATTACACAATTTGATAATTTGCCATCAAAAGGTACTCAAAAGCCTTTAGCAGATTCGAATTCTAATTTTGCCGATATGAATAAACAGGCTGCTAAAAATAATGATAAGATAAACGCAGCTGGAGACCCTAAAGATCAAGCAGATAGTTTAGATCTTAAATCAGCAATAACAGATAAGAATAAAGACTTTGACAAAGTAGGGAAAGAAAAAAACCCAGTAGCAGACACGGTTGAGACTGTGCACCCAGAAGATCCAGGAAGACCATTTTCTTATAAAAAAAATAAAGAAGAGCCAGTAGAAGATCCTAATAAATCTGAAGCAATGGATTGGTTAATGGAGCAAATGTTAGAAAGTGCAACGGGGTCAGATCCTGATACTCCTGATGGAAAAGCACCAGATGCAGTAAATAGAGATATTGAAATGCCAGGTGTAAAGCCACAAAAAGATTCAAATCCAGCAAATAATGATAGGCCTAAGCTACAAAAGGCAAAGCCTCCTACTGAGATTAAAACCCCACCTGCTAGAAAAAATCCAGCAATGAATCCTACTAGTTTTACAAAAAAACCAATGGGGGCAATGGCTAATATTCCAAAACCTAATATTCCAAAGTTTAAGTTTTAATCTGAAACAATACCATTCTGGTCTATATAAATTCTAAATATAGACAAATGATTACAAGCACAACATCACATTACTCAAGTTCAACTATTAATTCAGCAACATATAACTTTGCAGATAAGACCTTAACTGTAGTTTTTAAATGGGCAACTTATGTCTATGAAGCAGTTGATGTGGCAACATGGGTTAATTTTAATTCAGCAGAGTCTCAAGGTAAAGCACTTAATGATTATATTAAAGGTGAATTTGAATATGCTAAATATGAAGAAAAAACTCCAGGAAGTTTACTAGATGAGTTGCCTCCTGCAGATTATCAAATGGGAAATTAATAAAAAATAGTTCTTTAGCCTAAGAATAAAAATAAAAACAGATAAATTATGGAACAAACAATTGCATTCGTTTTAGGTGTATTAGCAGTGCTGGTGATAGCTGGTGTTTATAATGCGTTTAAGACTAGAGGACAAGTTAGAGATTTATATGAAGAAATTGAAGATATTCATAGAATCATTAATGAAATAGAACGACAATTAAATCGCGAGAGTGAGTTATTAGATCGTAGAATTGATGGTGAAATTGATCGCCTAAACAAAACATCGGAAGATCTATACAAATATGTAGATTCAAGAACTGATAAGATGGAATCAAGATGTGATTCTAGATTTGAGGAAATAGAAGTAAATTTAAAAAAATAAGTTAACCTTTAGGCTAAGGGCTATTTTTTTATAAATATTAAATAATTATGACAAAAGCAATAATCGTACAAAGACTTTTAGATAAAAAAGAAATTACTGCAGAAGAAGCAGTTGTTTTATTACAGAGTGAAACTGTAAGTATTCCAAGGTATACAAATAATCCTTATTACACTAGTCCAGATTGGTCAGCAC